AGGCAATTGCCTGTCCGCCTTTTTTGTTTACAGTTTTGCTTTCAATGCATCCACCTCTGCCCGCAGATCGTCCAACTGCTGTTTTTGCTCTTGAATGAGCTTAAGCATTGCCGGGATCATAATACGATCTTGCCAGCTTTCAGGTCTCCCTTCACTGTCATAGATCACTGCGTTGGGGTAATGCTTGTCCAGATCCTCTGCAATAACGCCGATCTGCGTCCCGCTGACCAATTCGTTGTCCTTGTATTCTGGCTTGTAATTGTACTGGCACACCTGCACATCGTAAAGCCCGCTCGGATCCAGCACAGCGTCTTCTACCGGCTTAATGTTCTCCTTGTACCGTTCCGATGAGCTTGCAACCGTAATAACGCCCTTGGTGTTTACGACAAGAGGAATTGTTCCGCTTGTTGATGCAAAATTCAGAAATATGTCGCCGCCGGATTTGACATCTCCTGTTGTTGTAAGGCTGCCATTTATTTTCGAATTACTGCCCAAATAGACACTTTTGCCAACAAGGTACAGCACATTGTTTCCATCGTTCGCACTAAGTACGAATCCGCCTTTAGACGTTATTGTGTAACGGTCTGCGATGCTTCCGTTAAGATCCCAGGATATTTTTGAAAATCCAAAGCCAGTTTCATAAGAGCTGCCTGACTCATTTGTTTCCACCTGCATATATAGACCGCCATGCATACTCATTCTTAATATGATGTCGCTACCTTCCACATATGTCATATATCCTTTGTTTTTAATTCCGTTTCCGATCACAAGGTGGCCACTTCCCGATGAAGCATTAATTATCTCGCGATCTTTAAAGTCATATATCTTTTTTCTAAAATAAACCGAACCATTGCATACCATATCACCAGCCATCGTCACATACCAAGTACCGGTATATGAACCGTTGCTGTTCTTTTTTTGTGCAGAAAACACCCAAGAGTCTTTGGTAGTGGGCTTTTGAATGTATGCACGATAATCACCAAGATCGGCATACAACTCTTTGCTGTTGATATTCCACCCGGCGATCGTGCCTTTATCCGCAAGGATCTCAATACCGGAGAGTCTACCGGCTGAAATGTCCGTAGCATTCAGGTAATACTGGTTGGTTTTTTTGTTGTAGTACACCGCAAAGTCCTTAAATGCGCCTTGCAATCCGGTGGTAGAAACAGCCATGCCGTTCTTATTCAGCAGCAGGCAGCGTCCTTTGGTCTTGCCCTCCGCTGCCGGGTACTCTCCGATATAAAGCGCGTCTGACACACCATCGCCGTCCCGGTCGATCAAAGCAGCGTAACCGCCCACTGCGTTCGTGATAGAATCCGTGGCGTCCTGAATGCGCTGCGCCAACGGCGCTGTGACCTGCTGCATAGCCTTAGAGATCATGCGGGAAAGAATGCTTCCGGCAGAGCTGCCCTCCTGTTCTGAACGGGCATGGGCGGTCACTTCCATAGTGACGGAGCCATCATAATCATACTCCACACCCATCAAAGGGATATGGTGATCGCCGGTATCGTCCCGGTAAGTGATCACATCGAAACTATCCAACGCCGGATTGGCCGTGAGCAATGTCATACTTCCCGGTCGGTACTGTATGCCCAGGTCAAATACAGTCTCGCCCTGGTCTCCATCGTCTATGTAGATCATATCAGACACAGCGTTGAATACTTTTTCCGCTTGGGCCTGGGTGGTGATCAGTGGGTTGTCGAAATACAGCACCTCGCTGTTGACCGACAGACTATCTGGTGCAAGAATATTCTTATTCCCATTGTTGCAACTGATCCCCAGGTAGGTTTTGTCCGTCTCTGCCAGTGAAACCTCTGTGACCGTGTCATCTGTCACCGCGTATTCTGCCGTACCATCATATACCTGGGCGAAAGTATCTACTCGCAACTTGCCTTCTCGATCAAAGACGGCAGCACAGCCGCAGAACCCAGCCACATAACCGATGGCATCATTCACATTATAGGCAGTGACCTGCTGCTTGCCGTCCTCGTCTGTTTCCGTACCGCAGAGCAAAGAAACATCTACCGTGCCAAAGCCGGAGACCTTGCTCTCCACGCCGGCAGCCAACTCAAAGTTACCCTGGCGTGCCAGGTCTTTTAAGATTGCCAAAGGGGTCTGCTGACCGCTGATGGCGGCAGAATACGGCATAGAAAGATCATACATGTGGTCGTACATTTCCAAAGTGGTACATTCGCCGGACCGAGTGACCTTTTCCGGATAAAACACGCCCATTGGCACCCACTCCACTGCACCGTTGACCATACAGCCAAAGTACACCACGGTTTTCTGCCCGCGAAGCACGGCACCGGCAGGCAC